TCACCAATCCAGGGCTTTGGCCTGTTCCTGCATGTAGCTGGGGGAATAGCGGGCATAGTGCTTTTCCGCAATCTTGACGGTGGTGTGCAGGAACTGGGCGATTTTCGCCATCGAGACATCGTCCTGGGCCATCCAGACGCCCGCGGTGTGGCGGAAGATGTGCGGGCTGCATTTGATGCCCGATCGTTCCGACAAGCGCACCATGGCCCAGCCAACCGATTTGACCGGCTTGCCGGCATATTCGATCACATGATCGGTCAGCCGCGCTTCATAGGCAGTCTCAAGAGCATCTTGGGCGCGTTGGTTGATAGGCACGATGCCGCGGACCTTGTTGTTCTTGTGTCTGCCGGCAGGGAGATAGTCGATCGATTTGGATTTCCAGTCGACGCGATCCCATGTCAGATCGAGAATTGCCGACATGCGGGCGGCCGTAGTCAATGCCAATGTGATGAACAGGCGCAGATGCGGCGCTTCGACATGCTCGAGCAGCTGCGTGACCTCTTCCCGGGTCAACCATCGATCGCGCGGCTTTGATGCCGGCGGAATCCAGATCGACGGTGCATCGGTGCGGAAATGGAAATTCAGGCAGGCGCGCAGCATTTCCAGCTCGGTCTTGATCGTGCTGTCCGAACGGCCCTGGGCTTTGCGATATGCATAATAGGCCCTGCAGTCATCGCGGTTGACGTTCTTGCCAAACCGGCCCGAAAAATGGGGAGATAGTGCGGCCCAGCTATATTTCAGCTTGTCGGCATTGACACCGTCCGCCTTGCGCGCCGCTTCGTAAACGGCCCATAGATGCTCGAGTAGTCCGCTTACCGGGTTGTGGTGGGCGTTCCAGATGCGACCAGCGATAGCTTCGGCAAGCCCACGGTCGTTCGTACCAGTTGAGATTCGAGCGGGGGATTTTCCGGCGGGACGATCCCAGACGACGACGTATTTTCCCCGGTGTTCCCTGAGCCGCCACGGCTTTCCGGTGTCTGTCTTTGAAGATTGTCGCATTCATATCTCACAACGGCCGCAGCGGGGATGCGAATCATCTTCGCACCGATCTTGAAATAGGGCAATTTGCCGTCATCGACCATCTTTCTGATCTTCTGCGGTGAGCAACCCCAGCGTTCTGCCAGAGATTGGGGGGAGAAAGGCGGATCGATCATTGGGAGGCGACAGCCTCACTGATCCGCTTGACTGCAGTTTCGAAATGTTTGGGATTGTGCTCGATGCCGGTGAAGGTCTTGCCAGCGCGGATCGCGGCAACGCCGGTGCTGCCGGTTCCCATGAAGGGGTCGCAAACCGTCTGTCCGGCGATATTACGCATGATCTTGTCCATTACCTTGTCCGGCTTTACCGTCGGGTGGCCATGGATCTTGCTGGGTGCGACAGGGGCGGTGACATAGCGATGAAAATCATGGTGTTCATTGCCGGCGGGATGGTGGCCGCGATGCCAGGCGAAGAAATAGTCTTTCGCGCCGTCATCGGTCCAGGCGATGAAGAATTCCTCGATATCGGCGATCAGGCTGCGGTTGTGATGCGGCGCCGCATTGTCCTTTTGCCAGTGCATCAGAATATTGCGGTGGAAATGCTGTTTCAGATAGCCTTCCAGATCATGGCGCTGTTGCGCGTGGAAGAAAACAACGACCTGACCGCACCGGTTCGGGTTGATGATCGAATGATCAAAACCCTTGTCCAGATCCTGTGCTATGATTTCGTGGCTCGCCGTCCGCTTGCCGCGCCATTGCCCACCGCCCTTGTTATCAAATTCATATGGAGGATCCATGCAGTCGCAATCGAACCAGCCCAGTCTGGGTCGGATCTGATAGGCATCGCCGCAATAGATCCTGTGCGGGCCGATTTGGACCAAACTGAATGACTCACCATCTTTGGCGGCATCGATGCCGATCGTGATGGGCTTTGATGGGTCTGCCGCCTTTCCTAGCGGTAGATCGCCGATCGGGAACAGACCGGTCATAGACCAAAGTCCAATGGGGTTGGCCAGTTCCAGAATCCCTGCTTGCCTTTCATGGGAACGGGATTTTCCCACACTTCGATTTCCGTAAACGGCCAGCCCCAATTGGCGTGATTATCGCGGTCACTATCATTTGCGCGGGAGACGCCAAATTCTTCAGCAATTTCTGAGCCATTGCGAGGATCACCTAAAATTGCAGTTCCCAATCCACAAGCAAGTGGCAATGGAATCCGGTATGGAAACCATGCGTCACCTAAAACGGGCAAAGCTCTTTCAGCAAATAAACAGGTTTCCGCCGCACATGCTTTGAGTTCGTCGCAGTCATTGCGATGCTTTAGAACATTATAGAGATATGAAGCCTCTACCGCGTCTATTTTTCTCGCAGCAGCGTGGATTACAATTCTCTGGCCAACAAGTGATGGATAGGCTTTCCACCGGCGAAATTCGTAGGGCTTTGCACCTGCCATGATTAGACTGGCCCACGGCTGCCAGATAGTTAGAGCTTTCATTTGCCATATCCCATCGCGATCAGCGCCTTGGCGACCAAGTGCCAGACATGTTTGGACAGGCGCGGGTGGCCGGTGACGGTTGCCTGGCGCTGGATGATCTGCCGGTTCAGCTGTTCGGTTGATCGACCGCGCAGGGTTTCGACCTGATAATCCCCGTGATGTTTGGTGCCGCCGATATTGCAGATATTCAGCCGGGCAAGTTCGCTGACTTCGCCATCGACGGCGCTGTGGAGTTCGAAGCGGACCACGATCATGACCGCACCGCCAGACCCTGATCACGGGCGACGTTGAGGCGGGACATTGCCGCATCGGAGCCGCCGTGGTCGCTGTGGGCGTCTTTGGCCTTGGATCGATAGGCCGTTTTGATTTCGTCGATTGAGGCATTTGCTGACACGCCCAGGACTTCAAACCATTGTTCCGGTGCCGGCAGGGCCTGATAACCGGCGAATGCCTGTTTGACACTGCCGACGCCCCAGCGGTCCATGCCGCGCAATGCCTCTATATGTTTGGCCAAAGCGCAGATATTGTCGGCGACGCGATCCCATTTGTCACAGGCTAGTGATGTTGGCTGGCCGTCTAGCGCGAAATAAACGGCAACGCCGGGGTCAGTAGGTTCCCCTTCATTGCTTTTCAGGCTTCCGTCCAGGTTGCGTCGCAAATTGGTCGATAGGACTGCATCTTCGACGTCGAGCATGTTCAGCTGTTCTTGCAATCGACCAGTCGAAACTTTGTTGGAAACCCGGCGCTTATCGTCGCGAAAGGCCGCGCCTTTGCGCTGCCAGGACTGAGTGCGCGGCCAGCCTGCAGGCCAGCTGAGCGGGAATGGTTGCTGAATATCGCTCATGCTGCGATCCTTCCGGTTTCGAGGGCTTCGAGCGGGGCCAGTTCGTGGAATCTTTCCAGAAACGGGCGTTCCCATGATTTTCCGTTTGCTGCCTTGATCAGGTCGACGGCCTGATTGGCCAGTTTCATGTCGACGGCGGTCATCTTGCGGAACGCGTGGACGCGGCTTTGATTGCGGATGGCGACATTTTCAGCAGCGAGCATGATCATGTCGATCTGCTTGACCTGTTTCTTGACATCGGTCGGCACCATGAACCGTTCGAAAAGCCGTGTTTCATGCATAGCTTCGATCTTGTGATAGTCTGGCAACAGCTTTTTGAGCGGGCTGATGATATCTTTCAGGATCGCTTCGGCGGCGTCATGCATCAAAAATGCATATTTGACCGGTTGCGGCGCGATCAGGGTGCCAATCACGCAATGTTCGGCCACCGTGTAATAGCCATGTATCTGTCCCGCGAACCGGCATTCGCGCGCCAGACCGGCAGCGATATCGCGGATTTCCACACGGCTATAGTCGGGATCGGAAAGGTCGATGAATGCCCCGCTGCGCAATCCAAAATCATAATCGCCGGTACCGTCGGCAATTCGGATCGGGGTGGGCTTGCCCCCGGTCAGGATCGCCGAGTCCGCGAACTTGCCAATTTTCAGGCAGGAATCGCAAACCAGCATCTTGCCGACATCGTCATGCTCGACGACCTTCCAGCCTTTGGGGATGTCCTGAGACGCGGTGGTCCAGCTGCTTTCGCAGCCAGTGCAGACATGGGTGGTACGGTTTTCCATGATGGTTCCTTTAGTTGAACGAGAAAAAGTTGATTGCGATCGCCAGAGCGGCGACCATCATTCCGGTGATCAGGACCGAGGGTGACGGGTTCCAGATCAACCGTTCACCCGGCATCGGCGGGGTGCATTTGCGGCAGCGGCAAAATTGGCCGTGGATGGTTTGATCAATATCAAGCAGCGTGTTTTTCGGTGGCATGATGCAACACTCCCTCTGGTAGATTTCGGTTGAACGGCAGCTGCGCCAAGCGCGGCATTTCGGCATTGGGAAAGGCGGGATCATCGAGCCACCAGCGCATGGCGATCACCAGCTGCGCCTGCCCATCCAGTTGTTCATCAAAACCGCCTTTTTCAGCGGCGATTTCGGCGATTGTGGCGATGCTCTTGTCGAGAGCGGCCTTGCGGTCCTGCCGGCTGAGCGGATGGGCGGGTTCGCCTTCGCCCAGGACAAGCCAGCGCCAGTCGGCGACGATGAAATCAAAAATGGTGATCTGGCTGTTTGCTTCGTTCCAGCGGATCTTTCCGCGATGGGCCATTTGCGGCAATGCGCGCTTTCGGCTTGCCAGCATCTGTTCGGCCTGATCCAATATCGCGGCCAGATGCCATGCCTGCGACGGTGGTTCGGGTGACATTATACCCTGCCAATCCCGCATGCCGGTTTCTCTATCGATCATGTCAGATGATCCTTTCTGTTGCGCCGGGTTGTTGGAAAACCCAGCAACTCACGGTCTTTTTGCCGCCAGAAGGATTGACCGGTTTCATGGCGAGAAATTTGCGGCTTTGGGAGCCTCTGAGCAGGCGCTTCAATTGCGCCATATCGATCGGTTTCAATTGCGCTCGAGAGACGGCTTGCTCGAATTCTGGCAAGTTAATTGCAATTTCAGTGTTAGGCTTGACGCTCTTGTTAAGGCTGGTGCCTTTTTCGTTTCGATCGGCATCTTCACCGCGCAGGATGAAATCGACCTTTTCCCAGAATTCGGCAATCAGCGGATGATCACCGCCTGCAGTTACCTGCCGGTTCAACGCCATGGCATCGACAAATTTGAGGGTCGATTTCACCCAGTCGGGTTTGATCACCGGGAACAGGGCAGGAAGCGCCTCGACAGCGGCGGCAAGCTGACTGTGGCACTTGACGCACCGGGCGTTGTGCAGGCCGTCTATACGGGCGCGCATGTTGCTGTTGTGATCTTCAAACCGGTCAAAGAAAAAAGGCAGATATTTGGCTTCCTGCCGGATGATATGGACCAATGTGCCCGACATGCGGTCCATCGGCATCGCCTCTATGCGGCGGGCGGCAGCGGTGGTTTCCTCGGTCCAGCTGGCCTTGTCGATGTTCATCGTCATGATCCGTTCCAGCACCGCCGGCATCGCATCGATCGGGTCGTTCTGCATCAGATATACCGAACCGAAAAACGGTTGATCGGACACTTCATTGCCGGATGTCTTGCGCGCGGTGCCGCGCGGTGACCGGCCATTGTAAAGCGTCAGCAGTTCGTTCCAGTCGAACTGCCGGGCATGGCTTTTCTTTTCGGTGTCCCGGTTGCCCTCGATCAGGCCAACCGGCAGATTGGACACACCCATCATCGATCGGGCCAGCCAGGCGACGGTTCCCTTGTTCGGATCCTGCCCTTCATATCCGGACCGCCCGAAACTCTGCCAAAGCGATTCCATCAAGGTGGATTTTCCGGAACCCGGCTCGCCGGTCACTTCCAAAAAGCCGAGCGATTTATGCTTTTCGCGGATCTGGACGGCAAAGGCTGACATGTTGAAAAAGGCAAAGGCGACCAGGCCCTTTTCGCCCCATGCCGCCCAGATATCGTTCAGCCAGTCAAAGCTGATTTTATCGGCATCATAGTCGATATCGAGCAGGTTCTGATTGGCCTTGCGCTTGATCGCGGTTTTGCCGATGTCGAAATAATGTTCCCGGTTGATCGGGATCACGCGGCCCTGATGCACAGCGATATCGCCCAGCACCCATGTCTTGTGCGGCTTGCTGTAGCCAGTGAAGTCGATCGGCTGCACGGTCTTCAAATCGCTGACCTGCCGTTTGATGATGCTGTCCAGCTGTTCCTGTGTGCCGGACCATGACACGCCGAAGGTCATCATCCGTTTTTTGAATTCACCATTGGTGGCACAGGCGCTGGCGCTGAACCGGGCTTTTTCTACGCGTCCCTTTTTGGGGAAGCGCATTTCGATGAAGTAGAAGCCTTCATCATCGACCGGTTCATATTCGCGGTAGAGCAGGCGGAACGAACAGTTGCAGACTTCGGTGACGATCAGCTGGGCCGGTTCAAATTCCGTTTCGGCTGTCTTGCGGGCAAACCACATCTTGTTGCCGTGATGGAAGTCGGCAGTTGACCAAATGGTCCGCTCGAGAATCAGCTTTGCCTTGTCGCGCGGCGTTTTGGCGACGGTGATCGCGCCGTTGTAGAGATAGCCTTCGATCGACTGTTCGCTGAACGGGGCATATTCGTCATCGCCCTTCCAGTCCATCTGGCGCAGCCACAGATCGTTCCAGTCCAGCTTTGTGCCTTCGCCATCCGGGCGGACCTGAGCCGCGCCGGTGGGCCAGCCATCGGCTTCCAGGCGGGCAACGAATTTGCGGGTGTAGGAAACGCCGGCAGCGCCGACGTCGAAAGCCCAGATGATTTTGGGGCGATGTTTGGGCTTGTCGCTTTCTGCGATAGCTTTGCGCAGTTGATCGAAAAACTGGTCCGGAAAGACGTTGACCGACATGGCGGACACGACACCGCGCTTTACGTCGCGGTTCTGGAACGCTTGCCGGGTGGCGACGGCATCCATGATGCCTTCTTCCACCCAGATTTCATCCATCGCGGCGAGGGCGGCAAAATCATCTTGCGGGTGGATCCAGCAATGGCCGCGCCAGCTGCCGCCCTTTTGGAAATGCGCCTTTTTGCCAAAGCGGCCCGGGCGATCGATGATCCGTTCCCAATAAGTTTCGTTCGGCAGTTTGAAGCGGATCGTTGCGGCGGTCTGGCCGCGCTCGGCATATGTTTCCTGCGTATAGGCCCCGCGAAGGCCGGACAGGTCCAGACCGCGTTCATGCTGCAGATAGGCGTCGGCGGCGGCATTGGGATCGGCTTCGGTGGATTCGTATCGCTTTGACCAGTCGTCGAACAGGTCTGGCAAGATCGCACGGACGCTATCTTCATAGCCGCAATGGTCCGATCGGCCGCAGCGGACGATCTTTGGCTCGGTTGCGCTGCAAAACAGTTCCCACTTGCCGCAATCGGGGCACTCGCCCTGTTGCAACCAGGCCCCGCCGGTCTTGCGGAACTTGAAGCGAGATTTGAGCCCTTTTAAGATTTCCCCCTGCAGATCCATTAAAGGGCAATCCCCTGCAAATCATGCGGTATTGTGATCTGATACTCAGACAGCTTTTTGTAGAAATCGGTCGGCGTGAAATGGGGCGGCATGGTACCGCGCCGGGCATGCATGGCGAACAGGGCTTTGAGGAAATTCTGATTGTCGTTGCGGAAGACCGCCCGCAGTTTGGCAGGGTTGTCGATGTCATATGGTGCGCGGTCTTCACGGTTCATGCCCGGTGAACGCCCGTTGGCGCGAAGGATGGTGTAACAATGTTGCCGCGACAGCCGGAATTTCTTGGCGATCTGGGCTGGCGCTACCCGGTCATCAAACATCGCGACGATGCCGGCGTTGCGGCGGTCCATGTCGGGGCAAATTCGTGTGAATTGATTGGTCATAGTCATCCTGTGGCGGGAATCGCATCCCGCAAATTTTCGGTTTCAATTGTTGATTTTTACTGGTCGAACATGGCGATCTGCCGGGGGTCTGGTGGATCGGTGCCCGGTGGCGGAAATGTTTTGCGCGGCACGTTGTCGGGCGCCATCGGAATGTCGATTTCCGGATTGTCGATCGCGCTGGGTGACAGCATGTAAACGATGTTCATCTGGGCTTTCCAAGTCGCGCCGCAATCGACGTTCATGCACTGCACATAATAATCGATGACCGCCGGCGTCACGCGGATGCTGTGACGGATGCGCGCGCGGTCATGGCAGATAGGGCATTGCTGCCGGATCTGGCCGCTGTGCTTGCCTTCCGCCTTGGTTGGCGTGTCGGCTGCGACAAGTGCGCTTTGCGCGTTCATTCGCTTTCCCGCTCGATCAGTTCGAGTTCGGCGTCCATGGCAACGCAAATCCGGATCAGGTCGCGCAATTCTTTGCGCACTGACCTAGCTTCGTCAGCGGTGATTTTGCCATCGGCAATGGCTTCGCAAATGACATTGGCAATGTCGCCGCTTTCCTTGGCCTGTTGCGCTAACAGGCGGAGAAGGTCGCTTCCATTCGCCTCGACCACCGGCAGAACGACCAAGGTAAACCCGGCCTTTCGCGCCAAATAGTTGGTGACATGGGGATGGCCGGGCTTGCCGTTGGTGACCGCTTCCAGTTCCTCAACCACCGATATCGGCATGGATTCGGCATAGTTAGCGCGCGAATATTTGGACAATTGCGCTTCCGACTTGCCGCAATATTCCGATGCCGGAGCCAGCCCGCCAACCGCGTGGATCAACCGGTCGGCGGCGCGCGCCTGGGCCTGTTCATTGACCGGCAAAATGGCGGTGCTGCGATCAGACATAGCCATGTTCCGATCCGCGAAAGTCTTTGCCCGCCAATTTCGCAGACTTGGGCGATGCACTCCGGCATATCAAAATCCATGAACCGGATAGATCAACGAGGCGAAGAAAGGCCCCATGCGCCGCCGTGGCAATGCGAAAACCACTTTTGCGGCGGACGCATGGGGAAGGAGCCGGCGGCCAATTTGGCAAAACCGCAGGCAGGAGCGGGGAAAGAGCGAGGGCCATTTATGCAGCCCTTTCGCTGGTCAGATATTCGCGGGCATGCCCATTCACCCGGCGATCGACGCCCAGAAAGCGTTCGGGTGCATCAGGGGCAGGGGGATAATCGCGCGGATAGATATCGGGGCGCAGATCGTGGCGGGACACGCCATAGAGTTTCTCGGCGAGCAGCACGTGCTCCACCGATAACTGTTTGCTTGAATGAATCATTTTCCAGATGGCGGTTGTAGAGATACCAAAATCTCGCGCCATTTGGGCTTGTCCACCCTTATCGTTGTTTTGGAGGTTGGCTTCGCGTTCACAGGCCATCAGGGCTTCATATCGTGTTATCATGGTTGCGGGAGTAACAACCAAAGTTGCTACATGTCAACAACTATATTTAATGGCACAACCATCAACCATATTTGCCAAGGTCGTTACATGATTATCGGCAATCGACTCAGTGCACGTTTGAAGGCCATCGACGCTTCACAAGGTCAGCTCGCGAGGGCGATTGGAGTTTCGCCACAGGCAATCAGTAAAATGGTCACTGGTGACACGAAAGATACTGGTAAGCTTTATCAGATCGCCCGATTTCTAAAAACCACACCGGAATATCTCACCGGTGAAACCGATGATCCCAGCGTAGCGGAATCCGGATTGGACTATAATGTAGCGATCAATCTGGAACCATTTGGCAAGCAACAGGCCAAAGAAATGGGCCTTGCGCTAATACCCGAGCTGCAGCTGGGATATTCCATGGGCGGCGGCAATGTGATCGAAATGTTCGAACATACCGGGGTTGCGCCGTTCAAGCGCGAATGGCTGCGCCCGATGATGAAAGGCAGCTTTGATGACCTGTTCGTCGCAAAAGGCGAGGGGGACAGCATGATCCCGACGATGCTGGATGGGGACATTGTTCTGATCGACACCGCGCAAAAGGATGTGCTGCAACAGGACCGGATCTGGGCGCTGTCCTATGGTGACCTGGGCATGATCAAACGGGTTCGCAGATTGCCGGATGGCGGTTATCAGATCAACAGCGACAATCCGGCGGTAACCGCAATCACCGCCTATGATGGCGAAATGCATGTGATCGGGCGGGTGATCTGGGTGGGGAGACGGATGTGAGCGATACAAAGAAACCGATACCAAAATGGCAGAAGGGGTGTCTTGGAGTGGTTTTTGGCTTTCTGGCATTGATCATACTGATAATTTCATTCGCTCCCGATCCTGAAGATGTCGCTGAAACAGAACCATCGGCATCGCAAACCAAAGTAGATGCTATCACTCCAGACAAAAATTCGAGTGCGAAAGCCGATATTCTGGTATTTTGGAGATCAATGGCCGGTAATATTCAGCCTTGCGACCAGGCTAATACCGCCGCGATCAATGCGCTACGAAATGTTTCAGAAACCGGAGTTTATGGTGCTTATGAAATAGCGACTACAGCGGTAGATCGTTGCTCCGATACTTGGCTTGGATTTAGCAAACTGAAAATTCCTAAATCTGTAAGCTCAGAAGAACATAGCCAAATCGAGGGTGCGATAGATACTTGCAAGACAGGGTATTATTCCCGCAAAGGATCGTTGGAAACTCTGCAAAAGGCTTTGGACGGAGACATGAGACCGTCAGTTGTCCAGAGCTTCAAAAGCGATAGTCAATTTGCGCAAAATGCTGCAATATCCTGCATTGCAACGGTCATGTCGATTGCAGTAGCAAATGGTCTGAACGAAAAAGACCTCGCGCTCGATTAGACCGTTCGTCCAGCATCATAGAGGTTTTTTGGATATATCTAGAATTCTAGAATGAAATTAAAATAAGGTAGAAAATCTTGGTGAAGCATAGATTTGGCGGGCCCCACACCGAGATCAAGCTCGCCGCGATCGAGGCATATTCGAAATTCTATACCAGCGTATTGAAAAGTTGGAGTGCCGATACATGGTATGTTGATGCGTTCGCCGGAACTGGCCATCGCACGCAAGATATGGCGACTGGCGGGCTGTTTGAAAGCGAGGCAATCGGCACTCAGGAAAGAACGTTTGACGGCAGCGTGACCAAGGCCCTTGCCGTAGACCCAAGGTTTAGCCATTTGATCTGGATCGAAGAGCGCGCCGCACATTTCAAAGCATTGGAAGTGGTCAGATCGCAACATCAGGATCGCGACATCACATTGCACCGTGGTGACGCCAACACACAAATTCAGAATATTTTTTCGAATGGGCCTTGGGCAACGCCGGTTATGGGATCAAACGCCCGGGCACTGGTGTTTCTTGATCCATATGGCATGAATGTCCAATGGTGCACCCATGAGATATTGGCGGCTACGCAGCGGGCCGATGTTTGGTATCTGGCCAATCTGAAGGCTGTTGTTCAACAACTCGCCCACGATCACTCCGGCATCGATGAGGATAAACGTCGATCAGTTTCTGAATTTTTTGGAACTGCAGATTGGGAGCAAAAATTCTACAAATTTTCCGAGGAAACCCGGACTCTTTTCGATGTAGAGCCCAGCAAGGGCACCAGATCGGTTGACAAAGGAAAGGTGGGTGAGTTTCTGGAAGAGCGGCTGAACACGCTTTACAATTATGTTTCACCGCCGATGGCATTAACAGTCGGAAGCCAAGACGACTATTTCCTGCTGTTCTGCCTTAGCAATTCACAAAGCGGCCCTGCGATCGGGATGATCAAAAAGGGTGTGGAATGGGTCAGAAAACAGTATTTTTAGGCATCTCGTCATAGGTGCGGCCATTGAGCTCCCGGCCGGCCGCCTTTTTGTTTGTGCCGCCCCATTGTTTGAAGAAAAAGGCCGTTCCGAAATCGAGGCAACGATCCAGAATTTCTTCCACCCATTCTTCATCCATTGCCCTAGCGCGCGGTCCCGACTCTCCGCCGACAATTGCCCAGTGGATATCCGTTAGATCGACATCAACGATCGGACCGATCAAGGGTTCAAATGATATGAACCGAACCGCAGCCGGGGTCTTGCGCAAGAAGTCGATACGTTCTAGAACCTCGCTGTTTTCAACACTTGTTCCGAGCCAGACATTCGGAAGAATTTCAAAGCCTTCGCTGCTCAAAAGCTGTGCCATCCGGTCAGGGCGCTTGGTCAGTATCTGATATTGATGGCGCGGTGTCTGGCGCATCACGTTCCACACGCGCAGGATGAATTCATCGGGCACTTCCGGATGAAAGAGGTCAGACATGCTATTGACGAAAACCTTGCGTGGTTTCTTCCATTTCAGCGGCGCTTCAAGCGATTTTTCATCACAGCGGACTTTGCCAGTCCAGACAGCCCGTCCGCCCGATTTCCGGGTCAATCCCTTATATTTCGGAGTGCCGATCGCTTCAAGCCGGGCCGCCATCCGCATGGCATAGCAGTTTGTGCAGCCTGCCGATGCCACGGTGCACCCGGCCACCGGATTCCAGGTCAGATCGGTCCATTCAATAGTTGATTGCTGTGCCATGATGCCGCTCCTTTGTGCCGATCAACCTTGTAGTAGAGATGCCTTCAAATGGGAATCGATTTGTCAAACCGCACTATTCCGCCGTTTCCAGCATCACACTGGTGGTCAGTCCGCCTGAACCAAAGCTGTGGCTGACTTCCTCGACAACCCATTTGATTGCGTCGATCTCGCTATTCCATCCGGATAGCGCCACCCGCGCATTGGGAATCACTGATGGATTGCCAAAGGACAGATCATAGGTGAAGGCAAAGGCGCTACGTTTCGATCGAGCGGCTTCGGCCTTTGCAGCGGCCTGTGCATCGGCCTTGCTGGCATAGGTTTTTTTTAGGCGCTTGCGCTTGTCACCACCGGTTTTCACGGTCTTGGTCTTTGCCGCATCCTGATCATGATATTGCGCTTCGGCACCGTCAAATTCGTCGTGGTCGGCGGCGCGGAAATTCCATTTCCAGCCCGTGCGCTTTGTCCAGGCGAATGTCGGGATCGCCTTGCCGCTGGCCGTCGTCGTGCTGCCGATCGGCATGAAGATCAGCGTCTTGTTCTTCCAAGTCGCCACCGCATCATAGCGCCGGCCCAGATGCTTGACGAACAGCTTGTTGGATTTTGTGCCCTGTTCGATCACCTTTATCTCGATGCTGGCCAGATCCGGGTGCACGGATGCGCCTTGGCCGTCTTCAGCGGCGATGGTGGTGATGATCGCGCCCAGCGTCGTATCTTTCCACGCCTTGTCCTTGCGCTTGCGATGAACGCCGGTCATATCGGCGGCGCGGGCGCGGATGATGATGATATCGGGCGGCCCGTCCAGTTCCACTTCATCGACCTTGAACCGGCCCTTGTCGATCAGACCGGGCGTCACATCATCGCCATCGATCCAGCCCAGCGCCAGCGACAGATAGATGCCCTTTTTCGGAATCACCATCGCGCCATCGTGATTTTGAATGGTCAGTTCCAGGGCATCGGATTCCCCGCCGCGTTTCTCACTGAGGGATAGCGACAACAGGCGCGGATCAATCTTGTCCGCCAGATCGGTGCCGTCTTCCAGTGTCAGGCGCAGGCCGGGGATATTGGCGGGCATTTGTCAATCCTGCCTTAATGCTCGGCGCGCGGGCCGCATGAGAATCATCTTTTGTGCGTCGTGTATGGCAGTTGCCATTTCGGTATTATCGGATGGATGTTCGACCGGAAGTTCACAAAATAGGTTCCAAGCAGAAGCTAACGCATCAATCACAGCCTGTTCATCTTTGTTGAGCAGATTATTTGCCATCAATCCGCCCTTTCCAGATCCACTGCGAAATCGGTTGTCCTGGCAAAGCCGCCCGCCATGATATTCTGTTGCCGCTGATCAACCGCTAGAATCCGGTATTCGCCCCAGATATTTCCCTTGCCATCGATCAACGGCCAGTGATCGGCAGTGCCGGCCATTTCGATCAACCGGTCGATAGAGGCATAGCTGCCGGCAATTTCCGGCACCAGCAGACCGGTCAGCGTGACGGTATCTTCGCCGGGGCCAACATATTGGGCGGCCGCGCGCGCGCCGAATCGTTCGGACTTGGCATGGCGCCAATCGATCCGCCGTTGCAATTCGCTATAGGCTATGGTGTCCATGCCAAAGACGAACATGCCGAGCGACAGCAGTTCGCGGTTCGATGCAGGCGTGATGCTGGGCTGTGTTTCGGTGCTGATGACCGATATGCCGCGGCGTATCCGTGACGGCAGATTAACGGTTGCCAATCTGACCGTAGGCAGCTTGAAGCTGGGCAGGCGGGGATCAAAGACCATCGTCGAATGCGCTCCTGTTCTGGACGCCCTGGGCGCGTTTCAATTTCTGGATCACCAGATCGGCGAGCTCGTTCACGTCCTGACCGGCGGCACCATAGATTTTGATGTTGATCGGGGCCATGCCGCCACCATTGCCGCCAGCCATGGCAGAAGCCGACGATGCGGCGCGCTGAATAGGGGTGGCGGCGGCAGGGGCCATCGACAGGGCACCGGCCCCCGCGACACCGGCAGCAAGCCGCCCAGCGGCCCGTATGGCGTTTTTTCCGCCTTTGGTGATGCCCATTGTCATGCCTTCGGAGATGCTTCCGCCAATTCCCATAAAAACCCGGCTTGGAGAATTGATATTGAGCAGCCCCTTCACGCCATTGATCCCTCGCATGACAATGTTTTTCAATGCGTTGAATACAGCGCCAGGTGCGGACATGATCCCATTGACCAATCCCATGATGACGTTTTTGCCGATCGACCACATCTTGCTTGCCAGGCCGGTGATAAAATTCACGCCGGCCATGAACGTGGATTTGATCTTGTCCCAGTGGGTATATATCAGATAGGCCGCTGCGGCGATCCCGATCGCGGCGAGGCCGAGCGGATTCATCAGGAAAGCCCGGCCAAGAAACAATACCGCGCGACCGGCTAGCATCGCGCCGCCCTTTAGCAGCATCAACACCCGGGCAAAGCGGGACACGCCCGCGACATTGGTAACGCTGAAGAATTTGAACACCGATGCCGCAGGGCCAAGCAAGCCGCCAAAGGCAATCTTGGCCACGCCCAAACCAATGCTCATCATCGCCAACGCAGCTACCGACTTCATTAAAAATCCAGCCAGTTCGGGATTGGCTTGAGCAAATTTATTCATCGCGGTCAGACCGCCAATGATTGAATTCCCGACGTCCGTGAAGGCGGGTAAAACTGTACTACCCAATGTCAGCGCTATGGTGGATGCCGTGGCCATGAATTCCCGCCATTTCACGGTTGCATCATTCATTACGCGCTGATCAAAAGCCTCGTCGATGGTGCCGCTGGAATTGGATATTTTGTCCCGCATCGATCGATATTCATCGAGACTTTGCATCAATGCCATGATGCCCATGCGGGCCTGCATATCCTCAAAACCAAAGCCCAGTTTTTTCATGTCGCCGCCGGTCGCCTGTTTGGTGATGACGGCAATCGCTTCCATCGACGACATGCCTTCATCGGTCAGCTTCTTCATCGCTGCTGGCAAATTGACACCGAAATTCTTTTCAAACGCCCGGATCGTCGCTGGTGCATTTATCTTGGCGAGCAGATTCTTGATATTATTGCCCGCTTCATCGGCGTTGCCCGCCGTGTTCATCGCGATTTGCAGGGCGGCGGTCAGATCCGCAACCGCCGGTGTTCCCTTCTCACCCAGTGCCTGCATCTGGGCGGTCAGGGTGGGAAAGTGGCGAGCCATATCCTGGACTTCGAATGCGCCTTCGTTGGCGCCAGCGGCCATGATGTCGAAACCGGCAGCGGCCTCAGACAGCGGAACCTTCAGGTTTCTCAGGTTGGCATATCCAGCTGCCGCACCGTCGGCGAGTTCGACCTTGAAGGCAGTGCCCAGTCTACCGATAGCCGGTGCCATGATAGCCGCCTGACGCGGATCGAGACCTTTGCCTGCCAGAACATCGACGGCGGCGCGCATGTCTTCCGGCAACTGTTTTGCCGCCAGTGCGCCAGCAATGATGTTATTTTTCAGTTTCAGCGTCGCGGCATTGGACAGATTTGCCTTTTGCTGAACGTCGACCATGCCGCTGGAAAAGTCGCCTGCTGCCTTCGCAGCAAGGAAGATCGGAGCGGCCAGCGTTGCACCGCGCATCACATCTTCGCGCCCGCTGGCCATCAATTGCTTGCCACGCGCGCGCATGCTGTCGGCTTTGGCGATGTTAGAAATATTGCGATATTGCTGTTTCAGTTTCGCGTTGGCGCCGGCAGTGGCCGATTCCAGTTCGCGTTCCCGGTTGATCAGCTGGGTCATATTGCCCGCGCCGTCCTTTATTTCCCGCCGGACACCGGCAAGTTCGCGTTCCAGCTTGCGGGCTTCATCCTTCATACCCTTAAGCGCACGGGCGCCCTTGTTGCCAACACCGATGATATTCTTGATCGCGCCGGACAGCTTGTCGGTGCCGACAAAATTGACCGCCAATAGTAATTTGTTACTCATTTGCTGGCACCTTTTTTCCCCGGTCCGCGCATATCATTCCACCGGTTCACCGCCCGTTCCCGCCAAGCCATCAGTTCGGGCAGGGACATCGCCTGCAGTTCGCCAAGCGGCCAATGGAATATGGCGGCGATATCGGCGATCAGGGACTCGACTGACCGCTCACCATCGCCTTCATCAGCTGCCGTTCCGCTTTCGTCATAAAAAAACCGCGAATGGTTCCCGCAATCTCGCTGAAGTCGTCAACTTCCAGGCCATTGACCTGTTCGGCGTTGAGCACCGGTTCACAGATCCGCGGAATGATCGCCAGAATCGTACTGACTTCGCTGGTCATGATGTCCTGCAGCGACAGTCCGCGCAGCTCGCCTGCAGTCGGTTTGCGCAAGGACAGTTTCTTGATTTCGGTTTCACCCATAATGATCGGAGTCGAGAGGGTGACGGTGTCGAGTTTTTTATCGCTCATGCGGGTTTCCATTCATGGTTCATGCGGGGAAAAGGGTTGGTGCCGCCGACCATGGAAAACCGGCGGCACCGCCAGCCATTGCCACCCCGCATAGGCAGCAAAAGCCAGAGCTCTAGTTCGAAATAATATCCATGATCTCGGCATAGCGATCGACGCCATCGACGATGAAAACACCGCGCAGCATGTCGATTTCAATCTCTGTGCGGCCGTCAACCACACGCCGGTAATAAGCGACCGGAGCCTTGTATTTATGCTCTGTGTCATCGCCAGGCTTTGCCGTGCCGGCGTCGATCTCCTGAAACCGGCCACCCAGATTGATTTCGACCGCCTGGGCGCGGCTGCCGTCATCGGCCTGATAGGCACCGACCAGGCGCAAGCGGACGCCATCGACATCCGTGCTACCGAATTTGCGGATCAAGGCGGCTACATGGCCGGCCATGGTAAATTCGGCCTCCATGGCTTCCAGACCGTTGTCCAGCATCACCGGGCCGATCATGCCGCCGCCGCGATATTCTTCCATCTTGATCGCCAGTTTCGGCTCGACATATTCGGCAATGATGCCGAGATAGCTGGCGCCAGCGATATAGACGTTCATGTTCTTCAGTTTGCGCGGTAGTGACATGGCAATATTTCCCTTTTCAATTTCCGTTTTGGCCGGATCAGTTCAAAAGATCGGCAAATCCGGTATAATAATAATCGGTGATGACCAGGCCGATCTCCGGATTCTCCAGCGGTGCCGCCGGCGTATATTCAATCCGGAATTTCGGCCGGCCAGCGGCCAGTTCGGATGCGCTATTGTCTTCGGCATCAAAGAACATTTCCGCGCCGATGATCTGACCGGCGGTGACCAGCTTGCGATAGCGGGCGTTGCCGGTCTCCAGGATGTCCTTGATCAGCGCCACGTTCATCGGATTGTCCATGAACGGTTGCATGATATCGGCAATTTCATCCTGCAGCGCGTGGCTGGTGCGAACCGCGCTTTCAAACGCGAACTCCGGCTGATCCGAACAGGTGCGGTTACCCCAGAAGCGGAATCCGGTCTTGCGAATGATGGTGGTGATATCGGCATCGTTCAGCACGCCGACCGGGGTTGAAGGGTCCAGCAGGTCAAAATGCAGATCCCGATCGATGCCGGTGACGCCGTCCATAGCGACATTGGACAGGGTCTTGTGCCATCCCTGTTCCTCATCGATGCGGGCGCGCAGGCCCATTGCCCTGGCAATCGCATCGCCATCGAAAGCATTGGTCGTATCGGGCCATATCAGCATCAGCTCGCGCGCCGAATAATTGTCCCGTTCGACAATAACATCCGCGGCCGTTTCTCCCACTGGTGCAGCGTAGGCAAAAGCACGCAATTTCTTGGCGATCACCACCAATTCCGCAGTGACATCGGCGGTATTGAGCCCCGGCGCACCCAAAATACGGGGCCGGACGCCAACAATGGTCTCTGCTGACAGCAATGCCTGCATGCCTGTATATTGGTCATCGACAACATCGCCCAGGACATTGGCTTCCTCGATCGCCGGATCTGCATCGGGCGCGACCCGTACAACAACCATGATCGGGGTTGTCTGATCGGCAATCGCCTCGAGCGCGGATTTGAGCGTGCCCTCATCACCGGCATTGGAAATGGCGGTGCGAATATTGTCGACCAGCACCGGCGTGTTGAGCGGGAATTGCGCATCCAGTGCGTCGGTGATGGGTTGTGTGCTACCCGCAGCCGTCGCGACCAGGCCAATCACTGCCAAGGATGCTTCCTTGACCGGGCGGGGGCCAGTGGCGGATTCGGTAATTGTCAGGCCATGAGTCATGATATTTCCTTTTGCTTAGGATGAAACGGTCGCGGCACCGCCAAGGCGGATCGGGATGGACAGGGACACATAATTGTTGACCGCTGGCAGATCGGTGCGATCGCCCTCGATAGTGATGATCAGATGGCCCTGGGCCGGTTCGCCGCCCATTTTGACCTTGCGCAGGCGCAGGCGCGGCTCCCAACGCGATATGGCAAGGGCTGTGGCGGCATGGACCAATGCGCGGGTGGCGGCGTTGAGCGGTTGATCGATCAGATCAAACAGCAGGGAACCATAGTCCCTGCGCTGAATGCGGGTGCCGAGCGGTGTGGACAATATATCCGCGATGGACTGCGCCAGATGCGCGTTGCCGTCGATTGCCCTGCCGGTGGATTTTGCCAAACCAATCATTCCGGTAATCCAGTCTTCGCCGAACCGGCGGCGACATTGCCGTGCAGATGCTCTTTGAGGCTGATGCCGGCGGCGGTGACATCGTCACTGGCGGTGATGGTGCCGGTGACGCCGACATCACCGTTGATTGTCACCGGACCATCGATTGTCACGCCGTCTTGGGCATCGATCAATACACCACCAGGCGCAGTGACAACTATGGATCCGCCTTCGGGCAATTGCGCCACCAGAGTCGTTGTTTCTACGTCGTAGGACAGTATTGCGCCGTCTTCAAAGGCGATCAGATCAGCCGGGGAATCACCCGCAGCGGGGAATATATCGCGGGGGATGGAAGCGATGATCACGCCGGCAGCCAATTCCCCGGCGGGAAACGCAACCAGAACTTGTTCATCCACAACCGGCGGCATCCAGATGCGGGTCTTGCCAACCCGGCCAGCGCCCCACCTTATATCCGGAGTTTCGATCGCGCCGGCCTCTGGATCTCCGATCTGGACGACACATCGCGCCTTCTCCAGATCCACAGACAGCACCGTCCCCATGCGTAGCAAGGAATCGGGATCGAGGGGAATATCTTCCGCAATAGGGGTCGACACATTCATGCCGTCGATAAGCATCACTGACGGACAATATGTTAGTGTCTGATGTTGTAAGTATCCCGCTTACAATTATCGTGTTGCGTATCTCAAGAAATTGCGGTGGGCAGTGCGGTCCAAAATTCACCTGTGATTTGGCTCGATCAGACAGTTAGGCGGAATCTAGCTCTGATCCGCTTGTAGAAAATCCGTCAATAATATTCATAATACAGACCACCCGATTTGTTGGTGAAAAGCACGTTTGCATTGGCGCCTTTTGGAACAAGTTCGAAAAAGTTGTTGGGCGCAGCGGGAATGATTTGTGGATCAGCAAGAGCGACGCGTTTCAATATTGCCAAGTTCTGACTCTGTCCGCCGGTATTTAGCAATACGGCAGCTGCGCTATTCTGAACCTCCAAAGCATAGTCGGCAATGGGAGTGGCGACTACCTCTGCCGGCTTGTTGATCAAAATGTCTGTAATAACGGAACCCTCTGGGAAGTAGGTTTTGATTGAACCGAGCGCCCCATTTTGCGGCCAACCGTGCAGAATATCTTTACCCTGGACACTGCATTTGATGTCGCTCAGACCCTGAAAACCTTTGGTAAAATCTGCAGCGATCACCGTATTGTACGAGCCGATTGCGACGTTGCGTTGGGTTTTTATTCGCCGACCGGTGATTGTGCCTTGCCCGCCGGTGATAAAGCATTTGCCAGCAAGCATATTTGTATCGGCAATGGGCACTTCATTGAGATATTCGACATCTTCAAACGTGATGGATGGATCGTGTTTGGCACATTCATATTCAAAGCTGCTGGTTACTTGCGATCGCAGGAATTTTACCGACGTGCGGTTTTCCAGCCGAACCGCCCGATAGCCTGGAATTCTGGTTTCAGCTCCGGCATCTGTAAAGGCCATCGGCAGCGGACAATCCTCGAATACTATATCCAGGCTGCCATAAGATGTTTCTTCGTCACGCTTTGTGTAAACCAGTGCCTGGCTATCGGAATAAATTTCCGCTCTAATTTGACGTAAGGTGTATTTATTGTTTCCGGGACCACTGGTCGCGCCAGTCGCTTTGCCACTGTTGTCCCAATATATAAAAGCTTTCTGGCGTTGGGTAGGCAGTTCGACACCAGCGTCATCGACCTCTGCGTAGAAGGAAACCGTTCCAGTCAACCATTGGAGGTCGCCGCCGCCTTCCGGCCCGATTTCTATACAATGCCCGTGTAAATCATCGGCATCCACGCCTGTGAGCAGCCAGCTGACAGCCTGGTTGTTGTTGAAATAGAACACGCGGTCTCGGATGTGCGAGATGCGAACATTGTTCAGTCGATTGCGGTCGCAGTTGCCATAGCCTTCGAGTTCGAAACACGAGTCCAGATACTCCATATCAAAATCGGACCAAGTGATAAATTTTTCCCAGCCGAAGGTCTTAAACCGAAATCCACCGGTTTTGGTTCCCTCTGCACGGGTGGCCATGCCAGGGGCTCCGCGCAACGTCATACCACGAAAATTGATGAAATCTGCAACGCCCGTGTCCCCGGTTTCGACCGTTAAACCTGGGTAATTGGAATCATAGGTATCGTAAAAATAGCGGTCACCGTTGGTCCCGGGCAGCAATGTAAATATTGTGCTTCGCCGACCACGCCCTTCAAAAGTAATACCGCGGCGATACCGATAATTCCCTGGGAGAGCGAGCATGTCGGTTCGATTGGGCATGAAAATAGGCTTGTCGCCATCGAAGAAATATTCCCCGTTTCCCGCAACCAGTCGAATATTTCCTTCCAAACCATTTCCGAGCTGGCGGTTTAGCGCGAAATTTCTGGCCTTGATGAACGCGGTGTGGTTTGCGGCTGCTTTTGTTATGTCGTCCGGTACCGCGCCAAAGTCATTGATATTTACCTCGATCTCACGAAGTTTGGCGTCCAGATCCCGTCTGACAGCCGCAACAGCTGCGAGGAATGTGACGGACTCACTTGATTGGGGAATCCAGTAATAACCAGGAGTATTCGACGCGATTGCGACAGGGTTCTGACTTTCATCGGTCGTGACGCGGCTATAATCTGTGCGCCGATCATTCAGGACCAGAGTTGCAACGATGTTTGTAACATCCTGCGCCTTAAAATCCTCCAGACTGGTGTAGGTGTTTGACACAGGACCTGGATCACCCTTGGCAATTCCCGTCAGTAATGGCGTCATAGCGGCAGCAACGCCGCCGAAGAGCGCGCGCTTTGTGATGCCATTTTGAACAACCGGAATACTTTCGTTTCCTGACAGACTTTCTGCGGGATCGAGATCGCTAATTTTACTCATTATATATCCTTCGGCGAGATTTTACCCTCAGATTTTGATGATATAGGCAAGCGCGTAATAAGGCGGCAAGTGATTAACATTGTCGATCGCGATACCATGGCTATGAGCCTGATTACCGCCAACGGCGCTGGTGCGGCCGATCGATGGTTCCGCAGCTGCGGAATTCAATACATATTCGGTGTCACCGCCCGCTGTTCTTTGTTCGCTCAGGGAATTTCCTGCGCCCAAAGCGTTATTGGAAATGCCCGGAACAACATTTAAATGCCGGTGGCTTGGCATTTGATCAATAGTGAGAGCATGGCCCGCTATTGTACCGGCGTGCTGGTGGATCTTGCTTCCGCCGGTGGTCCCCTGATCGAATTCCGCGCCCGCACCGACAACGAACCGATCTCGTAAATCTGGCGTTCCATTCTCTCCATCACACAGTAGCCAACCGGTCGGCACGGGATCCAATGCGCTTTCGGGATACCATGCAATTGGGCAGCGCGGCGGGATGATCTTGTTCACAACGCTTTGAGCATAAGCATCGATCAATCGCTTCACCATTTTGGGGGTCATAATCCGCAGATCATCAACACCAGCGTCAGCTTCATCATCATCGGCGAGCTCAGCCACACCCTTGATCGTCTTGCTGGCCGGCGGATAGCTGAATATGGATGTGCCAAAGGTGATATTGGCGGCGTTGCTGTTGTCGAAACTTATATCGAGCGAAAACAGGCCCAGTGCCAGCGCCGCCTTGGACAGGACTGGATCTGCATCGGAACTAAAAGCGGCGAACAATGTGCCATCTTCCAGAAAGAGGCCAAAACCGGTGACGTCGTAAATCTCGGCGCTGACATCATAGGCGGTCAGATGGATGATATTGTCGCTGACCGCTTCACCAGATATGGAATCCAGTCGCTTATACTCACCGGGCAGTGCGGTCAGTGTCGGCGCCATTACGAATATCTGGTCGGTCAGGCCCAGTTCCGCGATGACGATATCATCGCTGCCACCGCCTTCGGCATCTACCAGGGCATCAAGGCCCGCATCGGTGATCGTCATCAACAATCCGGGCATCAGCTTTGCTCCAACAATTGACCATCTTCGTTTTCAAGTGGCTCGCCATCTTCGGTCTGCAGATAATTTTGCCAGATCGGATCGGGATCATGGGACGCCGCATAATCGTGTCGGGAATAGCTGCCGACTTGGGCTGAGCTGGTGAGATAGGCCCCGGCCTGTGCTTCCAGATATTGGACAAAGGTGAAATGGGACCGAACCGGCTTGACACCCGCGACATCGCGGATGATTGCATCGACCGTTTCCGCGTTCAAAAAACTTGCGGGAATCAGATTGGCCGGCGCGCGAACCTCAAAGGTGTGAGGGGTGGCCTTTGGGTTCATTTCCCACCATTCCACGACTTCGAGCAGCGGATTGAACCGTTCCAGCACTTCGATCACGATCGCCCGGGTGCCCTTGCGCTTGTGAAAAGGGATGGCATCGGCAATGGCGGCGCGCTTTTCGGCCTCGCTCCATGCCGCATCCCATCGCGATATCGCCAGTCCCCAAGCCAGAAAGGGCAACACCCCCGCCGGACAGGTTGCCGGATCCCACAAAGTTCCGACCGCCGACAGGTCGACATCCATGCGCAAGCTGTCCTCCAGCGCATGTTCCGCATCCGACGTGTTGGGCGGCAACAGGGATTTGGCGGTGATTTCCGGATCAAGCGCCATCGTCTATTCCGCATTCCCGGCATTGGTCAGATTGATATTGGCGGCATTTCCCGCCTGCAGATCGGTCAGGGCCAAATCCGCGCCCGGTTCGGTCAGGATGACATTTTGCACCCCCGCGACCTTGAGAGCGGCGATAATACCGGCACGTGTGATGTCGCGGCCCAGTCGGCGATTGTCGGCCAGGTAAAGATCAAGCGCGGATGTTGCGACCTGTATGATCAGCCCGCTGTCCGGTCCGGCATATAAAAACAGGTCTGCCGTCACATTGAAATCGACAATATCCGCGCTTTGCACCGTCACATTGTCGGTCAGTGGCCTGACTTCGTCATGCGTTAGAACCGCTTCGACCGCCGATAATGTCTGGGGCGGTGCGGTTCCATCCCCGGTGCGGGAAAGGATTGAAACAACGACTTCGCCGGGTGAGGGCGAGGTTGCGGAAGCATCGAGCACATCGGCGCTGGCGCTTCTGGCGTGATAGACATAGGCGAGCTGCGGTCCCGCCACCGAAAAACTGTGCGGGGCGATCAGGATCCGGCGGCGAAAGTCATCGTCGCTTTCCATCACCGCCGGATCGCCAGTCACTTCATTGGCCGGAATCAGTTCCAGGCGCGCGACATCCATCAACGCGCCCAGATGGTCGAGAGACCCGCCAGCGGCATAGGCCAGCAACAGATTGCGGGCCGCATCATTGAACGCCTGCGCCAACACCATTTCGTCATAGGCATCCGCCTCGATCAGCTTTATCGCAGGGTCGCTTTCGACCAGGGCGGTGAATTCGGGCAACAATTCGATCAGCCGCGCGAGCTTTGCCCCATTGCGGCTTTCGAAATCCGGCTGATCGATCAGGACCGGCGCGGGAAGGCCCGAAAGGTCAACGGCAGGGGATGTGGCGATTGATGAAACCATGAACCGCCGATGGCAGACGGCCTGACATTATTGAAAGGCGGCTGCGTTGTAAGCGGGCTGCTTACAACGCAAGAAATCTGCTCATACCTTCGGTGAAAGATGCTCCGCCACCGCATCAATAATCGCATCCTGGTCATCCCGGCTAAAGCCCAATAGTTTGCGCTGCGCCATCCGCGCCTTGATCGTGCGGCCGTCACGGGTCTTGCCGACAAAGGCTTCCTCACCATAATGATGCTCGGCTGCCACGCTGGCGGGACCACCATTGAACGACAGTTCGACGCCTTCGGCATTGGTGCGCAGGCGCATATTGCGCACCAGGCGAAGTTTGCGGAACATCTTTGCCTTGCGCTTCACTCTGCCAGACTTTGCCGATCTGCGCTTGCGCGGCTTTCGCGGTTTCATGGCCCGGCCATCAGGCTCTTCGTTCTTGGCGATCCGAGCCGCATTGGTGCGACGGATTGCCTGACCGATTTTCAGTGACAGGCGGCGCTTCGGTCCGGAGCCAAGGCTGTCCAGCACATCGCCCAGCCATGGTTCCAGAGCTTCCAGATCATCAGTCATTATGGTTGAACATCGGATCCAAGCGGCGGTTCATCGGGCAACAGCTTTTCGCCCGTGCTCAGATAGATTGCTGACAGGTCCGGTACCGGATCGACGCCGCCCGCGCCCAGTTCATCATCGAACAGATTGTCGGGTTCCGGCAGATAGTTCATGTCAAATCCACCGTCTTCGCGCCGCACCACCGCTACCTGTTCGGTCAGCTGCAGCTCGATCGACATATCCGCGCAGCCATTGTCCAATATATCCGCCTCAAACGACAGGGCCTCGGTCGGAGGGGCCAGCAGGGCGGGCTGGTTTATCCGCAGCCAGGAGAGGATCGGGATCATCAGCAACGCAGTGTCCCCGGCAAAATCGCTGATGATGATGTTCAGCGTATAGCGATATTCGAAACTGAAATCGGCGGTCATGAATGACCGGACATTGCCCCGATCGATGAACATCAGCAATCGCTCCGGATCGCGGGCGAGGGCCGGATTGCTGGCCTCTATGGCCTTGCGCAGGGCATCAGGTTTGATCATCAATCCGCCTTCGGTGCTTCCGGGCACCATTTGTCGGGATAAAGCGCACCCTTGCGCGTGGCATCGCGGCAAATCATGCCGATACGGGACCATCCTTCACGGCCCCATTCATCCATCGTGCTGTTGAACAGCTGCGCCGCTTCATCGCTGGTAAAGACTTCAGGACCCGGTACCGGCTCCGGTTTCACCCGCACCAGATTGGCAGGCGGGAAACCGGTCGAGATTTTGACCCGATCGTCGCAGCCGCTCACAATTAAGAGCATCGCTGGCAACAGTAGGCTTTGTAGCACCCGATTGAGTGGACCGAATTGCGGCATCTGCTTTCTCCTTGTCCTGGCTGATATTGGCGCTGTCGATTTCCGCTTCCGCTGCAGCCTGTCCGGAACTGGCCACCGCCACGTCATTGGCCTTCTGACCCGCCCTGGCGGTATCGACCAAGGCGCTGTCCGCACCATGCCCCCGGCCAATGAAATAGGTGGCGGTATGCGAAAGCACCAAAGCGCCGGCGATGCCCAAAACAACATGCCAATGGGTAACAATCCATGAGATCGGGCCAAGAGCTTTGATTTTTTCGATCATGATCCGATCTCCAATTGGCGGGACCGTAGCCCCGCCAAGGTTTCTAATGCTGGACTTAAGCCAAACCCATCCGGCGGGTTTGGATGATCGAACGAGGATTGACTTGCCACTGAAAATTCGTCGCCGAAGCGAATAGGCCAGGCAAAGTGGAAACTAAAAATGTGCCGATCAGTGCAAGAGCGGCGACGGCGATACAGATGAAGGCTGAAATAAGTTTCATAGGTGGTGCTCCAATAATGCCGCTGATAGGCGCGGCGCCTTTCCGGTTTCACCGGAATTTCTATTGCAACGGCGGAACCGTGCCGCATTTCGATTGATCGACATTGCCGATGCGGGTCCGCATCCAGCCCGGCATGAAGGTTTCAAATTTGCTGTTGGAACCTGCGAGCCGCATATAATGCTGGGCCTGCTTCGCATCGACGGCCTTCACCATCAATTCACAGGCGGTCTTTTTACCTCGCTTTCGCTGCAATGCGCGATAGGCAGTGATGCTGCCCGTCCCAAACCGGCCATCTTCGGCGATGTCGCGATAATCCTGACCGCCGCGATTGTAATGGTTCAGGCTTTCTTGCGCCCAGCGACTTGCGCGGGAAGGACCGGCATTGACGCCCGCGTCGATAATTTCCTCGGCAAACCAGAAGTCGATTTCGACCAACGGAGCATAGCCGGGCCGTTCGATATATTGCTGCGCATAGACGTTGATCGCTTCTGCCTGGCTTAAATCCTGCATCCGCCCGACAAACCCGTTGTCACGCGCGACCTGTTCTGTGATACCATGATTGGTTGCACCGCCCGGATCATTCGGATTATCTACAAAGCCACCTTCGACCGTCACGACGGCGGCGATGATCAGGCCGATCAGCCCCAATCCGCCAACCGCGCCCTTTTGTTTATTCGTCGCCATGGTCGGCCTCCTTCACCTTGTCTTGCTGCAAAAATGGACCAATGATCGTGCCAGCGAGCAATATTGCGGACACGGCGATATTCGCGTGATCAGAAACGAAGTTCATCAGCACATCCGGCACCATGTTCCAGATGCCCAGGGCCACGGCACAGCGGACCGAAATGAACCGCCATCCTTGTTTCCAATAGGGGACCAGTTTCATTTTGATTCACTCCCGCGCCGAGTATATTTGGGCGGCTTAAAGCCCTTCGGTTCAGCCCACAGTTCGATCGCCAGTTCAAACCGCTCGCGATCCTGCATCCACAGCCCGCGCTGAGCCAATTCGGTCTGCTGTGATTTCAGCAGATCCAAAGAGGCGTTGGCGTTTTGGTAGATGCCACCCAGAAAAAATATCACCGGGAGCAGCGCCATGACATTGGTCAAAGCCGCGCCCACGACCCAGAATTTGACCCGTTGCTCGACCGATTTGTCACGGTCATTGATATAATCTTTCAGTTCGTCACTTAACGCAGACATTTCTAATCCCACAAATTCACGGTTTCGCGGATCGATGGTGCGGCATCGACGGCTTCTGGCAGGGTCACTGGCTGCCCTTCGGTCAGGATCGGCCCACTGGCGGCAAGGCCGGGGTTGAGCGCTATGGCCTGTTCGGTGACACCCGCCGTGCGGCCCAGGTGGCGCCAGCACAGAGCGTCGACGGTGTCCCCTTTATGCGCGGTCACTTCAAACATGGCAGGCATCAGATCAGATCCACCACATTGCGCGCGACCGGCAGATGCGCGTTATCGCCGGCAACCCCGATCGACAGCAGATCGGCCACCGCATTATGTGCCTGGCGGCGATATTCATCGGCTGTGAGGTTCTCTGCATCGGCCCGGTCGCGGCCGTCGCTGGTGGCGGTGATATCGCGATGATTGTCGGCCAGCTCGGCCCCCGTATAATAGCGGATGATCCGGTCCCAAAGTACCAGTGGGCGGGTGCGCTCGCCGATATTGATATCCACTATGTCGTCCAGTTTCGCGATGCCCGCCGTCGCATGGATGGCGCGCCATAGCGACAGCGCCTGCAGCGCGGTCAATACCGCGCCTTCCACCGCTGCAATCATACGTTCGGCGGTGACGATGCCCTCTCCAACCCGCAACGTATCGCGGATCGCGGCGACATCGATCGGGGGAAACCAGCCATCGACTTCCAATATTGTCGCTTCCGGCGTGACGGGATCAGGCGGCGTCGAAACAAGATTGGTCACAATATCCGCCTTTCACTCTACTGCCAGTCGATATTTTTACGGGGGGTGAGATGGTGACGGTCATTCGCAAGGAGAGGCCTTGGAATTCCGTCAACATCGCCCCCCGAGCGCCGTGGGCGAGCCTTATTCATCTTACTGTTCGGTACCGCCGCCCAGATCCTTGAGCATCTTTTCGGTGTCCCGGATGTTGGTTTTGACCCCGGATTTTGTGTTCAGCGCCAGTGCCCGCTTGAAATGGTTCAGCGCCGCCGTTGCCAGGGCCGGTTTTCCGCCGGCCACCGCATTGTCGGATTCCGCGTCGAAATTCTCGGCAGCATCCAGATAGCCTCGGCCCAATGCCTTCATCAGCTTTGCGCGGGCCTGGTCCGGCATATCGGCCTTGTCGGTCAGCGTATCAGTCAGCACCAGCGCCGCCAGCGGCACTTCGCTATCAGCGGCCAGCGCCTGTTCGGCAATCTGCTCGGCCACAAAACAACCTAGCGATCGGTTGTAACGTTCCGGCAAGGCCAGACCGTGTTTCAGGCAATGTTCGGCGATTTCCAAGCCCAGTTCATAGGCACCGACATCGATGGCCCAGATCATCATGGTGACAACGATTTCGTCCTGTACCGCTGTCCCCGGCTTGCCATCCTGATCTTTGCCAGCATCAATCGCACCGGAAACCCAGTCGATATAACTCGCCATTTTCTTGACCTTGACCGGGTTTCGCGCCTCGATCGATTGAATATCGCTGATTTCGCGCAGATCATTGTCCAGCGATGCTCGCAAATTATTGTATTCCGAAACCTGTTTTCCGGTTTCCGGCATCGGGGCAGCAACGCCGCTGGCGCTTCCGGGGGCGGACGTGCCAAGCATTGCTGCCAGTTTCTTTTCGCGGGTGCGGCGGGCAAGGCTGGTCATGCGGTTTTCCTTTAGTTGGGATGATGCCTCTCCAGCGGCATCATCCCGGTTTATTGGCCATAGCTGGTATTCGGCTCACGGTTATGGCTTCAGGATCAGGCGGCGGTGCGAGCAGGTGCCGCGCCGATGACGATATTTTCGACAAGGGAAATCATGTCATATTCCTCGACGACATAATCTTCGTTGACGCTTTCGAAGTTGGCCACGCGGTCCAGTTCCGGTTCGTCCTTGATCATCCGGCGGCGGGTTTCTTCCTGCCAATAGATCGACAGGTTATCGAGCCGGGTGATCAGGATCGCATTGGCGGGGAAAAACGGCACCCGGACCGCTGGCAAGCCGCCCAGCTGCTTGTCAGAACGGATGATGCGGTCGGTTGCCTCAACTTCGGTGGCGGTCGAGCCGCTGGTCTGGGCGATGTTGAAATATTTGTCATCGACCAGATCATGGCCAACAATCACGACCAGATCGGTGTCGCCGCGATGCCATTCCTCGATCAGCGACTTCGCGTCGAGTACCAGAGCATCGAGCGAACTATAGTCGGCTTCGCCATCCGTGCTATTGTCCAGTGACTCATCGTACAGCGTCGCGCCTGCCTTTACATAGATGGCTTTGACTGCGGGATCATTGTTGCCATCGGTCAATACGGTCAGCGATCCGTCGTCCAGCACATGCGCGGGCGCATCTTCCCGAATATGCTGCAGCCAGCCTTTGTTGACGTCCTGAAGCATCGGATTGGCATCACGATCCGTGGTCGCGGCGGCGCTGGTGCCGTTGAAACCGATCATGATCCGGTCGCGGGCCTGCTGTTTCAGGATGGCGTTGCGCAGCAATTCCTGAAAATTGGGCTTGTGACGCCAGGCGTCCATCTTGGCATAGCGGATCGCCCAGTCATAATTGGTCTGGCGGCAGAAATAGCCGTGCTGATCCGTGGTATCGGTCGGATCCGTCGGATTGCGCTTGGTGCCGCCGCTGGTGTCGGTACGGCCCGCGATCGTCCGGGTTGCCTCAACGCCGACTTTCTCGCCGCTTTGCTGGGTCACCGGAACCATGTTGATCGCGGTCAGGAATTCACTCGATTCCTTCATCCGTTCTTCGAGTTTCTGTTCGACCGATGGATCGACCGCGAATTTCGTCGATACTTCCGCCGCACTGATCCCGTTCAGCAATGCGATCTGGGAGACATAAGCGGTGAAAAGTTGGCGGGTGGCTCTAAGCATTTTTTGTTCCTTAGTAACTGGCGTTTGGGTCAGGTGGTTGGGTTGATCCGATGCGGGCGGAACGGGTTAGCAATCGGTCTTGGTGAGATTGTCTCCATTGGATGGGCCGCGCTTTTGCTGGCCCGGATTTTCGGTGGTTTCGATGCTGTTCGACAATTCGGTGCAGCGGGCATCAACCTTGCCAAGGGCTTCGGTCGTCGCCTTGGCCTGGGCGGCAAAGCCGTCATCAACTTTCTTGGCAAAGTCACCAAACATGGTCGAAAACTGGCCGATGAACTGATTCAGATCGGCGGGCTGATCATCCTTTTTAGGTTCAATGACCGGTGGTTTTTCCTTTTCGCCAGGCGTGAACTGTTTGAAGAAATCAGTGGCGGCGGCGAAAAATCCGGTCGCGGCGGGTTCTGCATCCTTGTCGGCTTCGGCAAATTCCAGCAGGGCCGCGTCGATGCCGCTATTTTCGGCGGTCAGGTTGATCGCGCCGGGATAATGGCGATTGAATTTCATCCGTTCCGTTCCGATAGCCGCGGGGCTGTCGGTCAGGGCGCAGCCCATCATGTAGGCGAAACCCTTGCCCGCGAAATTGTCCTCAATCTCGATCGATGGATAGACTTTCTGACCGGCATCATTCAGCTGCTTTGCCGAGTCATCGACATCAAAAATGCCGTACAGACCAAGGCGTTTTTCGCTGGTGCCGTTGAAATTCACTTCCACTTCACCGGTGGAAAGCTCCAGGACATCGCCATAGGCGCGGAACGGCCCTTCGGTGCCAAGACCGCGGATATGCTCGATATTGAGCCGCGCCCCATACGTCTTTGGATCGTAGGAGCTGGCCATTTCCGTGATCAACTTGTCATCAATCGTGCGGCCGTCGACGGTGGAACCTGCGGTGGCGAGAAGGAATTTTTTGGTTTTCATGACTTCGAAGCTCCAAAGTTCGGTTGATGCACGGATATTCCCGTTCAATGACGCCTTGGGGCCGAAATTTGACTGATCATGCAACGGGGTCATGTTGTAAGTCGCGCGCTTACAACAGCGCGCTAAGGTAAAGGTGCGGGTCTTCGGTGCATGGCAACGCTCGATGAACGCACCGATGAAACCCCCTGCGCATTCCGGCGCTGCCGATATTGGCGATGACGCCGAACTGCCGCCGCTGAACGCTTTCGACAGAACGATGCGCGATGATCGGCGCGAAGCGCGCTCGCTATACTGGCGTGGGTGGACAATCCAACAAATTGCCGACGATCTGATGATCAAGCGGCCCACGGTCGCCAGCTGGAAGAAACGCGACCGGTGGGATCATGCCTCGCCGGTGCAGATTATCGAAGACCGGATCGAGGTCCGCGTCGCCGCCTATGCCGACAAGGCCGATATCACCGAAGGCGAGATGAAACGGGTCGATTTCTGGATGCGGCAAATGGAGCGGTCAGCGCGGATCCGCAAATATAACGAGTCTGGCAAGGAAGCCGACCTTAATCCCAAGATCAAGGCCCGGAATGACGAAAAGGCGGTGGCCAAGCGGGCGACCAAGAAAAACCAGCTGACCTTTGAACAGATCGAGCAATGCCGCTCGCTATTCCATGAACAGAACTATCCGCATCAGCAAAAATGGTGGGAATCCAGCCAAGAGACAATCCGGTTCATCCTGAAATCTCGGCAGATCGGTGCCACCTGGTATATGGCCCGGGAAGCCTTTATCCGGGCGATGGACACCGGCAATGACCAGATTTTCCTGTCGGCTTCGCAAAATCAGTCGCTGATCTTCCGCGAATATATCATCGACTTCGTGCGTGAAGCGACTGGAGTGGAGCTCACCGGCAGCAAACCGCTCTCCATTAACCGGTTAGATGAAGATGGCGAACCGATGCCACCGGTCAATTTCCGGTTTCTGGCGACCAATTTCCGCACCGCCCAGGGCTATAATGGCGACGTCTATCTCGATGAATGTTTCTGGGTTGGCGGCTTTGCTGATTTTGATGATGCCGCGACCGGAATGGCTTCGCAAAAGCGGTACCGGATCACCTATTTCTCGAAACCTTCGACCATCAACCATCCGGCGCACAAAAAATGGAACGGCGACGATTACAACCGAGATCGCACCAAAAAGGATCAGGTCCGCTTTGATATCAGCCACAAGGCTCTGAAAGAGGGCGTTCGCGGTGCCGACGGGATCTGGCGACAGATTGTCACGCTTGATGATGCTATTGCACAAGGCTTTGACCTGATCGATCGCGCCTCGGTCGAAAGACGCTATTCGGTCGAAAAATTCCGCAATCAATATCTGTGTCAATTTCTGGACGACAGTCAGTCCAGCTTTCCCTTTGCCATGCTGTCCCCATGTCAGGTCGACAGCTTTTACAAATGGCGGGATTTCAAGCCCGCGCTCACCAAAATCCCGGGCGCGCGGCCCTATGGCGACAAATCGGTGTGGATCGGCGTCGATCCGAACAACCAAGGCCGCGACGATGCGGCGATCAGCGTCCTCGCGGCACCGGAAAAGGCAGGCGGCAAAATCCGCTTGCTGGAAAAAATACGCTTCACCGGGGAAGATTTCGCCGGGCAGAGCGCCCGCGTCAAGGAAGTCGCCGCGCGGTACAACGTCACCGATATTTCGGTCGATACCACCGGCGGCATGGGCAAGGCGGTCTGGGAACTGATCAAGATATGGTTCCCGTCGGTCAGGCGCATCGATTACAGCGTGGCGACCAAATCGGCCCTGGTCTTGAAAATGCAGAACGTGATTCGCAATGGCCGCTTCGAATTCGACCGGGCCGATACCGATGTTCTGGAAGCCTTCATGGCCATCAAGCCGTCGATCACGCCCAGCGGCAAGCAGGTCACCTATATCACACAGCGCAGCGAAGGCGTTGGCCACGGCGATATTGCCTGGGCGATCATGCACGCTGTTTCCAATGAACCGATGAACGCCGATCTGGCCGGCGCCCATGGCGGCACAATCATGTTTCTCGACGATCACGACTGACCTTTTGACAGGATGGAACCCGAAATGACCGATCTGATTACCGCCGCCGATGCCGCCCTCGCAAGAGTGGATAGCCCCGACCATGGCTCCGAAAGCGAAGTAAGTGCGGCGACCGGCAAGGACGTCACCGTGTTCACCTTCGGGGATCCGGAAAGCGTGATCGATGGCCGCGATCTATGGTCCTATTTCGAAATGTACCGGACTGCCGACTGGTACGAACCGCCGCTGCCGATGGTCAATCTGGCCAAATCGTTCAACATGTCGTCGCATCACCGCAGCGCGGTGGCGCTGAAGGTCAATCTGCTGAAAAAGCATTTCCTGCCCACAGCGCAGTTCAGCCGCGCCACGTTCGTCAAATGGGCAACCGACTTCATCCAGATGGGCAATGCCTATCTTGAGCGGCGCGACAATCTGGCGGGCAGGGTGCTCAGGCTCGACCATTCACCGGCTGTGCATACCCGCGTCGGGGTCGAAGACGATGTGTTCTGGTGGACCAAGCGGGAAGTCGGCGGCGATTACCATGCCTATGCGCCTGGCAAGGTGCATCATTTGCTGCAGCCAGAGCCGCTACAGGAAATTTACGGCATTCCCGAATGGCTGTCGGCGCTGCAGTCCGGGTTGCTCAATGAAAACGCGACCCTGTTCCGCCGGCGCTATTACAAGAATGGCGCCCATGCGGGGTTCGTCTTCTATGTGAGTGAGCCGCTGGCCGATACCAAGACCGTCGAGCAGCTGCAGCAGCGCCTGCAGTCGGCCAAGGGCGTCGGCAATTTCAAGAATCTGTTCGTCAACATCCCTGGTGGCAAGAAAGACGGCATCCAGATCATGCCGATCGCCGATGTCGTGGCCAAGGATGAATTTTCCAATATTAAGAACATCACTCGCGACGACATGCTGGCCGCGCACCGGGTGCCGCCCCAGCTGATCGGGATCATCCCGCAAAATAACGGCGGCTTTGGCGATGTCGGCAAGGCGACCGATATATTCTTCAGCAACGAGATCGAGGCGATCATGATGGATATGCTCGAGCTCAACGACTGGGCCGGTGCCGAGGTGCTGCGCTTCAAGGACTATGTACCGAACGGCGGCGCTGGGTAGCGTTCAAGGGATTTTCGCCGATCGATAGTCCCATCGGTTAGGCGGAAGTGAAGGCGTTCCAGCGCCATCCACCGACGGATCAGACCCGCCATGACCAAACCGGTCTGCCCATGGGCAGTGATCGGGCCACTCCGCCTGCCGAATCGGTACCGATGCGACAGCAGAACAAATATGGAACAAATGAAATGAAAGCCAGCCTGAAATCAAACAACCCCACTTCAATGGAAGCGGTCAAACCCGTGCGTCCGGTTGCCCCTTATGTAGGCGGCAAGAGGATCCTGTCGAAGCGACTGTGCGCCAGAATAGCGGACATCCCGCATCGAACCTATGCAGAGGCCTTTGTCGGTATGGGGGGTATTTTCTTCCGCCGCGATCAGCGTCCGCCGGCAGAAGTGATCAACGATTGGTCGGCGGAAGTGCATAATCTGTTCCGGATATTGCAGGTCCACTATGTCTCGTTTCTGGAAATGATGCGCTTCCAGATTGCCTCACGCGCCGAATTTGAACGGCTTTCGCAGGTCAGGCCGGAAACACTCACTGATATGCAGAGGGCAGCGCGGTTCCTTTACATTCAGCGCACTGTTTTTGGCGGCAAGGTCACGGGCGGCAACTATGGCGTCTCTCCCGCCAATGCCGCGCGGTTCGATGTTACAAAGCTGCAACCGATGCTCGAGGCCGTCCACGACAGGCTGGCCCGCGTTACGATCGAGCGGCTGCCGTGGGCTGACTTCATACGTAGATATGACCGCTCTGCCACGCTGTTCTATCTTGATCCGCCGTATTTTGGATGCGAAGACGACTATGGCAAGGATATGTTCCGCAGGGATGACTTTGAAAAGATGGCCGATCAGCTGCGGAAGATCAAAGGCCGTTTCATCCTGTCGATCAACGATCATGAAGAAATCCGGCGCCTGTTCAGCGGGTTTGATATGGAGGAAGTCGGCGTTCGCTATACGCTGGCAGGCAACCATAATTCTCGGGAATTTGGCGAGCTGATCATTTCCAACTAGAGCAAGCCCGGAAGGGCTGTGCCTGTGCAAAGGCCAGGGCCGGTGGCATTTCACCGGCCCAGGCCTTATTCAATCCTTTGCCCATCGATCGAGCGTGATCATCGGCGTACCCGGTGCGGCCGATACCAGAAAGCTGCACCGGCCTTTGCAATCATAGATCCGGCACGGCGGATGCTTGCCGACCAGGCAATAGTCCGGCCCCTTGGTCATGATAACCGCCACCAGATCGACCTTGAAAGTCTGCCGGCATAGCTCGCAATAGGCTTTGATGTTGACCTGGTGCTCATGCATCTTGCCGACGGTCTGATAGGCCCTGGGGAGAATCGCTTCGCTCATCGTCCACAT